CAAGCCCATAACTACCTGCTTGATTACGGGGATTGTTAGCAGAACCACCACCCAAACCAGTACGACGCGCCTCCGGAGAAAACAATCCACGACGATTAGGGTAAAGAACATCATTCACGCGATCTCTACCTCTAGGACGATTAACCGACCTATCAGCACCCTGCAAAGTAGCAGCATCTTGACCAGTAGTCGCCGCAACACCACCCGATATAGAAGCCCTGCCTCTCGGTCTATTAACCTTGCTATCAGGATTAACCTTTTGAGGTGTATAAACCTTTCTATCAGGAAAGGTAGTATCGCCTCGCCCCGAATACTCGTCAAGACCTCTTCTTCTAGCCATTAGGAACCGCCCTTAAAAACGTGACCTCAGCCTCCAAAGCCTCAGCCAACTCAGAATCCGACAAACCCTCAACAGCGGCCTCATCAACCACCACCTTACGAGTCGGAGTAAACTTATCAATATACTGCAAATACAAAGAAGCAGCCTGAGTATTCCCAGCAACAGCCTGCTGATGCAACGCATCAACAACCGACTGCGTACGCTCAGGAGAAACATTCAACTCCGCCGCACGACGATCCCACTCACGAATAAACCGAGCATCACGCTTAATACGACGAACAGAATCCTTATGGACCCCATTCTCCTCAGCCCACTCATACTGATGCTTAGGTTCACGATCAGGACCAAGAAGAAGCCAATCCAACAGATTGGCCCACGACTCAGGCATCACCTTAGACCCAGAATCCTCATCCCAGACCCAACCTTTACCACCACCATTTTTAGGCATAAATCACTTCCTCAATATATACAGGAACATGTGTCCCAAAAAACATTAATTGCCGCACAGTGGGAAACAAACACCCCCAAATGTTACAGTTATGTTACAACTCTGTTACAATCGTGTAACAATAGGCAAAAACCACGGGACAAACTGTACTATAAGGGGGAGGGACTAAGGGAGGGGGCCAAGACCACCAACCAAACCCCTTAAAGGGTTTGGATAGGACCACAAGCCAAGCCCCCCAAGACACAAAACACCGTCCGCAAGACATCGTGCTGCCCCTCCATATCTATACATACGTTAGGGGAAAGGTGCCGCCCCCCCGATGCGTACCCCTCCCTTTGTTTGCTTGGGTGGCTACAGTCTCGGCGGATAATTTTGGGCAGTAAAAAGTCCCCGCCTCATCTCTGAGACGGGGACCAGTTACCGGACGTTTAAGCGGTGGTGCTGATCTTGTCAGGATCGGCTGCCCTTACTTTTGCTAATTCAATTGCACGAATTAATCTTTGTGCGAATTGCTCAGCGTCACTTATTTTTTTTGCACTGCCTAGCGTCATTGCTAAGGCCTTGACTGTTTCATCAATGCTTGTTTCTTCATGGATGACCTTGTCTTGGGCTTGACGTGCTGCCACTACTGCGGACACCGGAGCGGTTGCCTCGGTTGTCTTTTTGCCGGCGGTCTTTCTGGCCTTGTTAAGACCGGCTACGACTTTGCTAAGTTCGTCGCCCTTTTTGCCGTCAAGGTCTTTGCTCACTTTTTCAAGTGTCTGGTTGGCAGTCAATTTCTTGCCGCTCATAACTTGATTAGCGGTGGACGTTATCCATGGCTTGATTAGCCGTTGATTAGCGGCACCTATTAAGACTACGTTGTCCCGTATCCAGGTCAATCGGTCTAGATGACCTTGAGCACTGCTAGCGGACCCAGAACGGAATTCAGCCGAGGCTAATTTGCCGCTCTCGTTAGCGATGATCGCCATATTAATACCGGTCATAAATTCCGACATCGCTACGCCGATGTTGTAAGTATCCAAAAAGTTGCTAACGCTGCGACCGTCCAATTTTACTTGGCGGCCCTTTTTGGTTTCTTTGTATGTCACTAATGATCCTTGTGGATTGGTTAGCAATGTCATAAATACCAGTACACCTATTTCAACGGTGCTAGGCACTGTCTTAATATGTTTGATTAATGCTGTGAAGAAATTGTCTCCACTGGCCCTGTCTTTAAGAATGTCGCTACCATTCTTAGGATTACCGGACTTAGCCGGATTAGCCTTTTTATTTGTTGTCAATTTATTTCCTTTATTTATTAGTTATGTCTTTAAAGTATCTCTTTCAAGACCCTTTAAATATAGCATTTATTACGATAGGCCGCATATCCGCTGGTCAGAGGGTGTTTTTACGGTTTAAAAAGTTTAGGCATATGCCTAAACTTTTAGCCTTTTAACGATTATTCGGCCATATTTTGTAAAGTTTAGGCATATGCCTAAACTTTTTGTCTTTTTTTGTCTTTTTTATTTCTGCCTGCATATATGCACATACATGTATGCACACGCGTGTGTGTGTGTGTGTGTGTGTGTGTGTGAACGAATATCAGTAGTTAATATGCCAAATACCCGATAGAATGAACGTAGTGAAAAATTAAAGAAGGGAACGAGATGAAAGAAACCTTAAATGGTGCGCCAGTCAAGCGTGAAGGTAAAGCACGTGCTGACTGGACTATAGATAAAACTAGGGTGCGTGGTTCTGTCATGTGGGCAGAACAACCACGCAAACCTAATAGTAAATGCGTCGTGTGTGTAGATGCAGACATGATAAAGAGAAGCCCTGCCGTGCAAAAGTTGGCGGACATACAGGGACCAAGACCATAAAATGTTTAGGCATGTGCCTAAACATTAGAGAGGAGAGACTAGATGAAGAAACTAGTCCTAGTTAATCGGGATCGTTGGATCGTGATGTGTGCTTTAGAACAGCACGTGTCCGATGCTTACGCCCCTTATCTAGATGCGGAGAGTGAGCATCGTTATTGTGCTTGCGGCAACTGGATAGACCCTCAATTAACGAGGGGTAAGAAGTGCATGGAGCATGTGTATCACATGCGTCGTGTCGTTGTGTCAATAGCGCTGGCTGTGTTCACGTGTGCGTTTGCGTGGCTTGGTGCCAATCTACTTTACAGTTAGGAGGCTGTGATGTGTAAAGTGCAAGACACCTGCAATAAATGTGGGTGGGTAGATGATGACGGTGGGGATATGCCTTTGGGCATATGCGTCGCTTGTCATCAATCAGAAGAAAAAGAGATGGATACTTGGTGTGAGACTCTTCGTTTCCTTGTGGACCCTGAGGGGTGTGCGAGGGCTAGGGAGAGAAATCAGGCTAAGTATACGTTGTTAAACCTATGTGAATGGGAGGACTAAATGAAATTAGAAGATGATTACTACTGGGAAATAGTCGGTGAAGTTGGGTATGAAACCCGTATTTATCACGACAGACAGGCAGAGAGAACGATTGAACGCTTAGAAGGTGTTATATCGGAGCAAGACAAAGAGATTAGTCGCTTGAAGTCAATGAGTTTGTTTCAGCGCATATTTAGATGGGAGAAATAATGAAGTTTGAAAACAAAGACCCAGAGCATCTCAGCGATGCTGAGTATGCCGTTGGTGTGGCATACGATTGGATAAATGAGAGGGGCTATCAAGTTCCGGCACGTCAGATTGAGGTGTGGTCCCACCCTGATGCTGTGCATGATTGGGTGCTTGTGTTTGGTGATTGGCATGGTGACTGGGAAGAAATAGAGTGCATGCCTTATGTCCCTACATGGTGTGTTGAGGCTTGGGCATGTATAGAAAAGGGTACCTTTAGAGGGCAATTAAAATCCGCATATAGACGACATTGTTTATGGGAAAGATTAGGTGCGGAAAATCTTGGTGAGATTAATCTCTTTATGCTGAAGATGGAGAAAGAGTGGTTGGAGTATGAGCAGGAAAGCAGGGTGCTGTAATGAGTAATGGTCCGATTATTGAGAAAATACTTATGACTATGGTAAAGGACTGCCCCAATGAGGGGAGTGGCGAGTGTGCGTTCGTGCATACTTGTGTTAAATACAACGACAAAGGAGATGTTGTAGATGAGTAAGAGAATCTATGTGGAGAACATGCTGAGTAGCGCAGGGAACCCTGTGCCTAACCAGTTTATTATCACAGATGATTACTGTGAAACGTTCCAAAGTTATGAAACGACCATCGGGCTTAGGTACCGTTCAACGGGGCAAATAGTCCTTGATGATAGTGCATGGGATTATTCTGTGACTACAAGCAAGTACCGCAACATGTGGTTAGGTTTTGACAGCAAGGCTGTTAAAGAGAAAATAGCGTCGGGTGAAATAACTTTAGCCGACTTAAATTAAGTGGCAAGTGAAAATAATTGGTTGTAACCAATAACAAACAAAAAGGAGGTCATGAAAATGGCTGAAGTAATATATGGCGGAGAGTTCCCGACTGGTGAAGGTCGTGGGGTTCCACGTAAATACGACTGGGATAACTGGTTGAATGGACAGTATTGGAAACTGTCCAAAGGTACAGATTATGAAAACCAAATGGGGTTGCGTGCGTCTGCTGTGCAAGCGGCTAAGGCTCGTAAAATTAGTGTGAAAGTTGTGCAACGTGATCGTGGGGACACGATGTATGTTTGCGCTTTTAATGGTACTGGTGATCTCGGAATGACAGATTATCCCAACCTATTTGACGAACCATTTTAAGAACTATAAAGATCGTGTCACAGTGGCATGAAATAATAACAACAATAAGGAGATTATTGTGGAAAATATAAATGAAAACCAAGAAAATATAGGCAAAATAGGGAAGGCTGTTGCGGCGTTCCTCGCACCATACATGAAAGAACATCTCTCACAAGAGGCGAGCACATCAGAAGATGAAATGCGTGACATTGCGAGAGATGAGGCGGAAGATGTTATGTCTGACCGTTTTGACGACATGTTTAGTAGCGCTATGTATGACAATGATGTCATAACTAACGACACTATCTGTGATTGGGTGCAGTCTGAAGACGACATCAATGACCTATGTTCCGACCAGATACGTCGTGTGTTGGAGCATGACGTAAGTATCCGTCTGGAAGTTGACTGATGGAAAGGTATGTAGTGACAATGATTGTCACGACTAGCCACAGCGACCCTGAAGGGTGGGAGTGGAACAACTTGACAAATCATCATGTGTCTCATGTGATGAGCCGTCGCATCTATCCGTTCCCTGTCTCTAGCCAAGACCGGGAGCGTTACGACATTCCTCATGTTGATGAGATTCAGCAGGCGTTTGTGGAAACCGACGAAGAATATGGTCGGAGAATCAGCGCTATTTTGGAAGAGGAAGCGGAGCGTGAATACGAGATGAGAGATGAGGTATACCCTGATGCAGAGATGTAATGTTTCATTTGTTTACGAAGATCTCACAGTAATTACAACTATTGTGACAGAAAAACGCGAGGAGGCTTGGGAATATGCCGAAGATGTCCATATTCCTGACTTGTTTGAAAACAAAGGAGAGTTATTGGAAGTTTGCGTAGATAGAGAGGAGATATATTCTGATGACGTGGGGGAGGTGTGAAATGGAACAGCATGAAGTAGATGAACTTACTCAAATGTGGACTAGTCCGAATTTGATTAATCAAAATGCTATAGATGAGATGGACAAGGAGACTTTAGAAAAAGTCCTTGCGATCCTAGACAAAATAGAATAGAGAGGAGTGCGTAATGGGCGATCTTATTAAACGTGTCATTATGTTAAAAGAAATTAGAGAATATCTTTATTGGACAGGCGCTGACTGCGACTTGGAGGATACAGATACAATAAACCTGTTCCAAACTTGGGTTGATTACCTAGATGAGGAAATAGGGATAATGGAATGGTTCATCAAATTACAAAAGGAGAATGATGATGAGTGAAGAAAAAGAAATGGAATACTTTGAGGTTGAGTACTGGCAGAACACCAGATATTGGGTACACGTGTGGGCTGCATCAGAAGAAGAAGCAATAGATTTTGTTGAGAGTTGGGATACTACGAAAGTAGATTTTGATGATGCTCAACCTACTGATGCTGATCACCCTGAAAATGTGAGGTTAATATGAAATACACAGTAGTGTTTACAGCGGAGGCTGAGTTTTCAGTTGAGGTTGAGGCTGATGATTGGCAGGAAGCACATGATAAGTTT